GGCTTGCAGGGCACCCCTAAGAACGGGATCTGAGCCACGTTGAGAGACTTTTTTATTCGGTGCGTTCCTTTTCATCCGCGAACTTCCTAGGCGCCCTCCGTGGCTCCTGTTGCATGACATGTGGGCGATGCCTGAGCCTGTGAGGTCTGGGGTTGCTTCGTCGGTTTCGACTAGGGGAGGTTCGTGGTCTGCGGTGGGTCCGTCNNGTTTGGCAGGGTGCGGTTGGTCCTTCGGTGTCGCGCCATCCTTTGTAGCAGCTGACTGTGTGGTCGCAGATACATCCTTGCTTGCCGCAATGTGTTTCAAACTTTGTTGTCATCTCTTCTCTCCCTTTTGCCTTGATGGTTCGCGGGCTTCGCCCTTGCTCACTCTGTTAGTTCTTTGGTGCTTCTCCCTGATCATCCTCTACCCTTTCGGGTTTGCATCTTCTCCGCATCTCACCGCCCAATGGTGACATAGGGCTAGCCCCCTGCGACGGGTGTTAAGCCGAGGATAAGTCGGCCCCCTGATTGTCGTCGCTCCATCCGGTCGGGCACCGTTGGGCTCATCGTCGTGCCTATCCGGCGGCTGGGTTAGCCATGAGCGCGTCGATAACCTTGCTAGCGTCGTACTTCGTCATGGCGCTAGAGCCCGCCACCTGGTCAAGATTGTTCTCCGCAAGGACTGCGTTTACATATTGCAGGATCGTGTCAGGGCTGATGATCCCCATCCCCTTGAGTTTCATAATGATCATCTTTAGTTGTTTATCGGTTGCTGGTTCTTTCCTCGCGTAGGTCATCTGGGCCGGGCTCGGGCCCTGGTCGACGTGCGCCGCCTGCTCGACCGGTGGCCCATACCATCCGTTATCATCCTCCGTCGTGCTTACCCGCGTCGTCTTAGGCACATCCGTCCCGCGCTGCGCCGCCCTCACTTCTTGCGCTGACGCTATCCCTCGATGGACCGCAATGCCCAAACTAGCTAGGCATCGGCCCCAGCTACTGGTTTCCGCGTTCATGATCTCGCTATTACGGGTGAAGTTCGTAGTCCCGGGATATGGCTCGGACGCGTACCCGACACCAGGGCGAATGTCATCGGCAGTCCGATAGGCCTCGGCCCTGTACACGATGACGGTATGAGAGTCGTCTAGCCATTCCCACGAACCTTGCAGCGATCCGTCAGGGTAGCGCTCGTAAAACTTCTGTATACGCTCCGATACCTCTATGTAATCCTCGCGGCTCATGATGTTATTTCCGTGATGCGAGTTTTAATGGCATGTTTAGCCAATTTTCTGCAATGCTCCAAAACGTCAATTTGATGCCATCCCGGCCTTGGTGCCCATTGGCTATGAGCATCATCAAACTCGGCATCCAGCGCCATAATGAATCCGCCGTGAACATGTCGACGGCCCGCCAAATACCCATTCGCATAACCAGCATCCCAAGCCTTTCCTTTCATTGACTTTAATGACTCTTCGCTTATCACAATGTTTTCCATTCTCTAATGATTCTCCCGTGATTACTTGCCCGGCCCGACGTCGTCATACCGACCGGCCATATTACTTGTGCCTTGTGCCACTTACGGAACAACGCGCCCACCTGGTTACCGGACCCAACAGGTAAACCGATGTCTCGCACCAGCTCGTCGGCCGTAATAATCACGTAGGGCCCTAACTTGTTGAGCCAATCGACGGCCCGCATAGTCCACTCCGGATCCGTGACCGTCGCCTCAATAGCGGCCTCGGCCGCTTTCGGCCCCGTAGTGCTCTCGCAATACCTGCACCAAGGGCCCGCACACTTGTGCTCGATGTCGAATAGTGTCCCGGTCATGCTGCGTCATCCGGCACCGGTTTAGCGACTGCGGCCTCGAGTAGTGCCCAACCTAATTTAGTTGCTAAGCCGGGGCTCACTTTTATCAGCATCGTGACCGCTCCGTCGGCTACTAGGATGTCGACATCGGACGCATAAGACCATTTCGTTATCGCCACCGTCGGGTCCTTTGACGCCGTCGGCCGTGGATATCTCTTCTCGTATATTTGCATCCATCTCTCCCTGTGTCATTTTGGCTACATAAACCCAACACCCGCACCCTCGGCACCTAACGACGTCGCCCATCTTTACCGACCTCGATCCCAAGAAAATACGCTAGGACCACGGCCCCACCTACCAGACACGCTAGAAACACTAGAGACGGGTCAACGGTCATATCTTGCACCCGTACCGGCCGCCCGCCCAATGTGACGCGCCGACACCATCACCCCGCCAATTCAACACCGTATAAAAGGCCATGTCCTGCCAGAATCTGCCCCACTTGTGACCCGGTGTGTCTAGCAGCTGTGCGCGGACAACATCCCAATTCTTGTATGTGGCTTTTAGTTCCTTGCCGATCATCCACGCCGCGCCCGTAAATAGGGCGTCGGTCATTTGGTATGTGCCCTCGTAGAATCCGCGGGATCCGGTGCCCCAATATTGAAACCGGCCCTCCCGCTGACCGACGCACTTACGGAATGTCTCCTGGTCTTGCCGGTAGTACTTACCTGTATACGCCGAGGCTCTGACACCCGTCTGAGCCGGATCGTCGACCGAGACTGAGACAGGTGGTGGCGTGATCGGCATGGCCGTAGGTGCGAGTAGGGCCGCAATCATCACGGCGGCGGCCATCAACTGGCCTCAGAGTTCGCAGCGGTAGGCACCGTTACACGCGTGCCCTTGACCCTTTCAACTGACGCGACCTCGATGCGGAGATCACCGCGGCCCGGTAGTTTGTGGCCGTCAATAATGCCGACCTCGTAATACTTTTTAATGGTGTCGGGGCCGACGCCTAACATTCGGCCCGCCTCGGTGGTTGTAACGAACTCCATATATGCCTCCCGTGTTGTAGTTACGGTTTCAAGATATCGGGCATCTCGGGGTTATTTGGTAGGACGCGCCGAGCCTACGCCATATTGTCGAGTCAAGGGGGTGAAATACGCCAATAACGCCGTGACAACTCCACCGGCTAACGGCGCCCATATCGGGTCAAGGTCGAGGGCCGGGATCGTAGCGGCCGCCCATGACAGGGCCACGACGATAAGTATTAGGGCTATGTGACGGTTCTCTGCGCTTAATTTATCTAGCATTATTCCGCCCCTCTAGGTGATGCTGTAGGTGTTCGTCGGATTGCTTTTCTAGCCGGTCAATCCTTTTCTCAATGCGTAGCACGATGTCGTAAAGCGATCGCCCACCGTTCGGTCGATTGGACTTACCCTGCGCCCTGGCTATCCATGCGACTAGACCAAGGATTGCCACCAATAAGCCAAAACTAGCTGTCAACATCCCCACCGTGTCGGTCACTCGGTGGCCACCGTAAAGATAGGTAGCGGCCAATCTGACCCGTCCTCCTCCGCAGCTGCGGTAAAGGACACGTGAATGTGGTCGTAGTGGCCGTAGCCGGATCCGCGCCATTGCCACTTAGTTTCCGGATATGTCGCTGACGCTATCTGATCCTGAAACACCACGTACTTGACGCGCTTGCCGCCCTTTTTTTTGCTCGCTGCGTAGTCGACAATCTGGTCGGCTAGTTTCTTAGCGTCACCCTTTGCCCCTAGGTCAGAGTCCAAATCGATGGCGTGGACCCATCCGTTAGCGTCAGGGTTATGGTCCGACTCCCGGCTTTGGTGTGCGGCGTCACCAATCCAACCATCCGACGCCTTGTCCCTTTTCGGAAAACGCTTATTCACCTGGTCGCGTAGCTTGACCCCGCCCTTAACTAGTTTAGCCATTATGGGGCCTCGATCACTGGTTCGGGTTGGACGGTGTAATCGTCCGGCGTCGGTACCGGGTCGGGCTCGGGCTCGACAGGTGGGGCAAAGATTGTGCCATCCCATATGTAGCCGACACCAGGATAAACACCCCGATATGCGCCCCCCATTGAACACTCAACATACGACTGCGGTGTGTCGCCCCACAAGTCGCCTAGGAACGCTTGCCCCAGCGGTTCGGACTCTGGGAACGGTAGGTCATCGGTCACGCCATCCGATAGTACGTGTACCTCGGTAACGATTGTTTCGGTTACGTGCGCGAAGTATCCCATGATTAGCCCACTCTCACTATGACGACACCCGAGCCGCCCGCGCCGCCGTTATTGCTACCAGTCAGGCCTCCACCGCCGCCACCGCCACCGCGGTTCGTTGTGCCCGGATTACCTGCACCGTTGGTGCCACCCGCGCCACCAACACTTGAGCCACCAGCGCCCGCTGTTGCACTAGCGTTGCTGGCTTTCCCTGCGCCACCGCCGCCACTGTAATATAACGTTGATCCAGTTGTGACTATGTCGCTACCGGCGCCCGCGCCACCAGCCGCACCCGTGAGACTTGCCGAGTTGCCTGCGGTTCCCGCTGCGGTCGCGCCTCCACCGCCACCGGCTTGGTAATAGGTGTTCGCGGCGCCACCGTTGCCGCCCGCGAAACCTTGGGTAGGTAACGTGCTAATTCCAGCGGGGCCCGTAGAGACTAAATAGTTTGCGCCACCACCGGAACCGCCATTAGATAGCAAGGTATTTTGGTAAGTAATGTTGGTTTTACCGGGGCCACCACCTAACGTAGTCACATTTTTTTGACCTGAGGATATTGCGCTATAACCTCCGGCGGTGCCGCTTGTATCTGTGGCGACTAAAGCGCCCGCGCCCGCCGCGCCCACCTTTACCGTCCAAGTCCCGGCTTCTAACGTCAGTGAAGTTATTTCTGCATAACCGCCCGCGCCACCGCCCGCGCCTGATTCGCTGTTTACCGTGTACCCGCCACCGCCACCGCCCGCGCAAACTAGCAGGCGAACAGCCCCTGCGGTACCGACCACCAATGTGCCGTCACCCGTAAACGTGTAAACCGTCGCCGTACCGTTTGTGGTAATCGTTGGAGATCCGGTACTGCTGGTGATTACCGCCGCCGCAGTACCGCTAGAGAAAGGGACATACGACCAGGTGTTAGTAGCGGTCTTAATAACTGACGCCGCTTGGTTAGTTGCTAGCGCCGTAATCGTCCCCGCAATTGTGACACCCGCGCCCGCGGTCGGTGTACAAGCACCCGCCCCAAGGTTAAGGATGTTTATGCGCGTCCCGACCACGTACGCTACCGATGAGTTAGCCGGGATTGTTAGTGTGGTTGCTCCGGCGTTCGTCATACTTACGGTTTTCCCGGCGTCCGTCAGGACCGTCGTATAGGACGCGGTTTGTGCGTTGATTCCGCGTCCGACAAAATATCCCGCCGCGTCGATCGAGTTGGCGACAGTAAGTGATGCGGCTGGCCAGTTTGCGACTAGGTCAGTACCTGCCACATATGGCGTTCCGTATGTCGTCGTTGCCATGTTTCTACCTTTCTAGACTAGATCTGATTGTAGGATTACGTCGGACCATGTGGTGGTAATTGGTACGTTAGCCCAATCCGCGGCGCCCGCTTCATCCCATTGGAGCATGGCGTAGGAATAGCGCGGATCAGATAATGCGAGCGTAAGCCGGTAGCCGTCAATTGTGTAGGTTTCGGTCCACCCTTCGAGGACGCCTAAGAATTGGCCAATCGGTCCCGGGCTTGGCAGGTTCGTGACGATGACGCGATCGCCTGAGGTTAGGTTCATTACCGCCGCGAGTTGCGGGGCCGTCAGAGTCTCCATAAGGATCTCAACCCCACCCAACGTCCAACGCTCCGTAGCCTGCGCCGTCAAGACCAGGCTAGCCCGGTTCCCGGCGTCGTCCACATCAGCTAGACCGGTGTTAATTGTGATGGCCCTAGATCCGAACGCCGCAACGCTGGCCGCGTCCACCTGGTTGAATAAGTCTTGAGGGTCAAGGGCCCCATAGGACACCGTTACATCGTTGACAATGGTCGACGCCGTCGCCTGCCACCTTGGTTCCCACACTACGGCCGTGACTGGCAGGGTTACCGCGGTTGGTGCTGCCGAGCCCGCCGCATATTGGCTTATCCAATCCTCGGTCGTGTTGTCCCAATCGAGGGGCATGTCATCCCACGTCGCCGTGGCATAGTTGTAGCCGCGGCGCGTGTAGGACTCAAAGACTACGGTTCCGTCGGGCTTGTCGTATAAGGTCCCGCCGGTCCAATCGTTGAGGACATCGAGCTGTGTCCTAGCGTCCTCGAGGACCGCGTCGGCCGCTAAGACTTCAAGTAGTAGATAGCCGGGGTCGGCCTGCGCCGAATACGTCAGCCCCGTGGCGGTAAGAATTGCGTCAACTCGGGCCTGTAGATCTTCCTCGGGGCGGGTCGTGTCGTAGTAGAATCTAGAAAGGTTTGCCAATAATCCGACCGCCGTGACGTCGATAATTGTCATGGGTGGATTGCCGTCAATGGTTGTCGCGTGAGATATTGCCATGTCAGTGATAGCGCCGGTGAACCTGTCCACCGTGTCGGCCTTCACGTTGACGGACTGACCAAGGGTGTACGGGACAGTGATCTGGCCGGTGGCAAAGATTCGCATATCCAAAGTAGAGGGGCTAGCGGCGTCCGTGATTGCCCCGCGGCCGTGAGTAATAATGACGTCTAGGATCACGTCGTCAAGGTCGAGGTCGACCGAGTTTATGGTGACCGACGTGATCGTCGGGGCTGTCATCGGAGCGCCGCCGCGGGTAGAGACCCGGTCCGCTGATCGGTCTGCCGGACTACCGCCGTGATGCCCTGCCCGACGGCGGTTTGTGTAACCCTGCTTGATGCAGAGAGGGCAAACGCTGCGGCCTCTTGGCGGTCTGCCTCGGCCTGACCCGCGATCAAGCCTTGACGTATAGCCCGCTGAATCTGCTTAGTGATCTCATCCGCGATGGGTTCGCCAATGTTTTTGCCTAGGTCTTTAAGGCTTTTCTGTTGGGCCGCTATCTCCGCCAAGATGCCGTTAAGCATCGCGACAGCATCCTCGGTGCCTTGGTCGTAAAACTTTTTAGACACCTCGACGCCAGTCTTGCCCGCGAATATGTCGAGGGCTTGCAGATCCTCCGATAGTTTTTGTGACATCGCTGGGGTCATGGCGTTAATAAACTCGACACCCGCGGTTGGCCCTTGGGCTTGCATCAGGCTTATTACTTGACCGGCTAGTAGTTGATTCACTTCCGGGTTGTCGGCAAAGTCTGCGAACGCCTTAGTAAATGCATCGGTGTCTTTTAGCTGGGCCTGTAATCCGGCTAGGGCGTCGGCTCCCTTGTTGATACTGCCACCGGCTACCGCATTCGACCAGGCTGTCGACAAGCTGATCGTGCCCGTGATTGCGCTTTTAATACTGTCGGCATACTCGACGGCCTTTTGCCGGACGGCGCTTAGGGCGTCCTCGGCCATCTTTAGGGCCGGGGCAAACTGCGTATTTATCTGCTCGGACGCCGTAGCCATCGCATCCTTGACACTAATAAACGCGTCCTTAGATGCTCCCCCACCGCCCGACAGTTTCACCACCTCCGGGTTGAGGTCGATTAGTCCCTGGTTGAGTTTCTGTGTGGCCTCGGCCCACGCCTTCGAGCCTGACGCGTTGACGGCGTAGAAGTTAGCCCAATCGCCAGAGTTACCGCCCCCCATCGAGGGGCCACCGCTAGGGGTTCGCCCTGCCCGCATAGGGACGTAGCCTTGACCGGCGCGAGAGTCTGCTCCACCGCCACCGGTCGCCGCGTTACCTAATACGAGTAAACCCTGCGCCACTATTCCCACAGGCCCAGCAATAAACTTAGTTAACTCGGTACCGATACCTTGCAGGAATGTGCTGATGGCTGTGTCCTGTGCCATGAAATCATCGAACGCCGTTTTGAGGCTAGCGACCCCAATGACTGCGGTCCCGGCGTTGCTCGCAAAGTCGGCGATCGCCCCACCGATGTCTTGCATGACGGGCTCTAGGTCTTTCATAGTCGTCATAAGGTCATCAGTTTTTGCGTTCGTGTCACCAAGGGACTCAAGGAATCCGCGACCGAACGCTTCTTGAAGTTCACCAAACGCCGCACCCAGTCGCTCAACTTGCCCTTGATACGTTGCGGCGGCCGTAGCGGCCTGCCCTGCAAACATCGTGGCTAAGGCTTTGCTGATGACTTCCATATCGCCGGACGCTAGGACGGCTTTATCTATGCCAATGCCAAGCTTTAGGAGTCCCGCGGTATTCCCGTCGTATGCTTTGCCGAGGGCATTGGTGATATTTTCAAGCTCCTTGCCCGTGCCTCGGCTAATATCCTGCGATAATTTTAAGGCCCGAGTTGCCTCGGCTACGTCCTTTGTACTCCTAATGAGCCTCTCAAAACTCGGTCTAAGTTCCCCATCAGTTATTCCCGTGGCTCTTTGTTGGGCGTCTATCATCGCTTCGACGCTCGCGGTCGCGTCAGCAAACCCAAGGTTACCGAGGGTCTTGGCTAGTTTCGCGGCTGCGGCGTCATCCTCAAGGAACGCCTGCACACCATCAACCCCGAACTTTACGGCCATTGCTCCGGCCGCGATCGTTGCGCCGAGCAGTGCAGGGCCGAGCATGTTCGTCAGGGTTGACCCTAGTCCGGAGATCTTGGACCCAAACCCGGTCGCCGTCGTCTCTGCTTGGTTCATGTTGCGCTTAAAATTTGCGGTGTCCGCGGCTAGGTAGACCATCAGGGTGCGGCCGCCAGATATTGCCATTAGTAGGTCACCCGCCTGCTCTGCCATTCGTTGACGACCTTATCAACGGCCTGTCCCCACTGCCGCATAGCCGGTTCCTTATATGACTGGCCCACGCCTTTCATCCAACCTGTACCCTCACCAAACGCTTTGACCGCTGACGCTACCCGCGGGTCGGTGGATCGCACCGTTTTACCTTTGACGCCATAAGCCGAGGGGGTTTTAATCATGTTGACGGATGCGCCCCGCGAATACTTCCTAGTGTTCCCGCCGATAATGACAACCGGGATTCGATCGGACTTTGCTTTCACTGCGCGGCTAATGTTCTCGCCCCAGTTCCCTTTCGCGTGGCTTGCTGCTTCCTGCCAAGCCGGCACCATAAGCCTGCGGGCAATATCTACTGACGCCTTGCGAAGTTCGCTCTTGCCCTCTTTGTCAAGTTTGTTAAGGTCGCGGAGAAATGCCCGGAGTCCCGGCATGCTCATGTCGTTGACTGCTCTTACCGTTTTCGACATTAAACACCTCTTCCACTAGCGTCGTAAACAACTGCGGGTCATACTTTAGGACTTCGTGCACTGGCCGGTTAAGTGCGACGGCCAGCCGGACCACTAAGCGCCGGAAAGATCCGGCTCGATAGGGTCCACGTTCTTACCCACATCCACCTGAACCTTATTCTCGCGGGCCCAGGTGCGGACCTCGGCAAGGTTCTTAGGTTCTTTACCCGTAACGCCGATGTAGGCCAGGGTCAGACGTAGGCCGTACTCTGCGCCGGTCCCTATGCTCTTTTGGGATAGGTCCTCCCATAGCCACATGTCGGCGGCGGTGGCCTGGTACTCGACAGCCGGTTGACCATCGAGTACCACCACCATCGTGGGCAGCATTAGGAAAGCACCAATGTGCCGACAAGTGACGCGCTACACGTTGCGACGCCTGCCGAGTCGTAAGTGATCTCAACGGACTCCGGGTACATGTCACCTGTGAATGTGCCGGTGCTGCCAGTGATGACCACGGCGATATCCGTCAATCCGGTGACGGCATCCGACAGGGTGTTGTATACGCCGGAGTCACCGTCATAAAGGAATGACAAAGACGCCGCCGAGGTGAAGTCGGTTTGTGTGAAGTTCACCCCGCCTAAAGTCTTGGTGCGGACTACGGTCCCGGTCTGTGTGATAGTGCCGTCGGTGATCTGGTCACTAACGTCACCCGCTGCGAGTGACACCGTGAACGTGTACCCGGCTACTGCGACTACTGACATGACTAACTCCTTAAATAGTTTATGCGTCGATTATGTGTGAGGTTGTAGAAACTTCCGAGACTAAGACTGCGGTTGCGCCGGTATCGGTTATTTGTGGCGGGCTGATCTGGTCGATTATGAAACTGTCCCCAATGGCTACGGCTACGGCCTCGACCGCGGACTCAAGTTTTTTTAGGCCCGCCGCATTGTTTCGAGAGTCCACCACGACTAGCACCTTGAGCCGGAGCCGGTAGTTGAGTACTGACCCGATGCGCTCGGGAACAATCCACGGTGTGTCCGGCACGATCACTAGACACGGTGGGATCGGCACGTTAGGTGCCACGTCGTGGACCTTGTAGCCGGTAACCGATGCCAGTAGTCCCGCTAGTTCGAGCCTGGCATCCGTTGAGAGGGCGTTGGGCATTTCATCCCACCATCCCCGCTGGGTTCATGTATGGACCTATCAGGGCGTAGACCCTGCGGATTAGCCAAACACTTAGCCGGTACGGGCCGGGTGTGAAGTCGACCGCGACGATCTGCCCACCGACCGAGGTGCGTGCCTGGTAGATCTCGATGCCGACCTGAAGCGCTGCTTCCTTGCACGCTGCGTTCTCGGCTGCCAGTGCGGCGGTGGTTAGGAGATTACCGACAGTTAGTTGCGCAGCTGACGCGGCTTGATTAAATCCTGCCGTGTCGTCTGCATAGGTCAGTTGTAGCGCGTCGGCTACGTTTTGACCTGTCACTAATGCCACTGTAATCTCCTAACCTTTCCCGTCTAGTTACGCTACGACCTCGAGGCCGATGATGCCCGCGCCGCTGATGATCATGCTGGCACCGTAGCCATAGACAGCCACGTCGCGCCCGAGCTGTGTGATGTTCTCAGCCTGGGCAAATCGTGGGCCGTCCTCAACCCATTTCGCTGCTTCGGTATTCGATACGAGGATCGCGTTGCCGCCGATGTTGCGGTCGAGAATGACCGGAAGGCCGGACACTGCGACACCCAAGGTCTGAGCGACTGCTGTACCGGACACGTTGAACGTCCCGTAATTGCTTGGGAAGAACGTGGACCATCCGCCGATGGTCTTAAACACGTCAGGGGATACGAGCACGAATTGTGCTGGCATACCGGTTGCGGTTTGGACGTCGACACTTGCGCCGAACACTGCCTCACGGAACGCGCTGCCGTCGGTGTCGGTTGCGATGTTGTAGTTACTCGGGGTGCGTGCCCCGTAGACGGCACCGACAAAATCAATGTCGGTTACCTGCACGTATGAGTTGACCATGATGCGGGAGTGTGCATCTACGTAGGACGGGGTCGAGCGCTGCAACAGTTGGTAGGAGATATCCGAACCGGCCGCGAACGTCTTAAGGGTTGCGGTGCCCTTAAGAATGTCGATAGCGACGGAATGAATGTCGTCCTTTTCGTTGGCCTGCTCGGCGACGATGTCGGTCAGGTCGCCTTCCCAATATGGCCAGTTGAAAGTAGTGCCAGATGTTCCGGCAGACATGACGCCGAAAGCGTTGATCGTTGGACGCCCGAGGTCAAAAATCAAGCGGACAACGGATGACCAATTCGGAGGCAATACCCCAGGATTATTGTCCGTGACCTGGTCGAATAGGGCGCGGTCCTCGATCTCGCCGTTGTAGACGGCTAGCCGATAGTCACCAAGTGAGCGGTACTTAGCCAACGGGTGCTGCATTTCGGTTACGTAGCTGCGGGCTTCAATCTTTGCGACCTGTTCGCGGACTGCCGCGATCGCTTCGCGTGCTTCTACATCCTCAGAGACCACAACGGTCTCTACGGTGGTCTCTTCTGGATCCATGACTGTCTCTTCTCTTATTGATGAAATACCCGCGCTGGAATAGGCGGGCATGTGGGTAAGGCTTGTCTCAAATAGTTGAGCGCTTAGGTGTCGAACGGTTGAGCCTGTCTTATTTCGTAAAGACTTGAGTGGAGCAAAGCCAACGCTTAGGCCTTTGACTGCTCCGGCTTTGGCTAGGGTCGCGGCGTCGCGGCCTTGGACGGTGTCGAGAATGTTGGCCGTTATGTAAAGCCCGTCGGCTTCGTTGCTAGCGTCGGTTATAACACCGACGGGGGCGTCATGCCGCCACGCTAGCGGCTTGCCAATAACTCCAGCAGGGTCAAACGATCCCGGCGCGAACGATTCCTCAACGCCGGAAATCATCGTCGGGGTATCGTAAGGTACGGCCCGGCCATACATTGTGGCGATAACGCCGTCGGCCCGGTCCTCACGGTAGTCGACCACTAGGTCAAACGGGGTTTCGGTTTTGTTCATATCGTCACTTCCAAATCTGGTAGATCGAGTAGGCCGCGGACTTCGTTCGGAGTTAGCACGCCGAGCGGGATCAGGATGTTTGCAAGTGCGCTGATCTCGGCAGGGTTGGAGCGCAAGAATGTCGTGGTATCGAACTTGACCTCACGGCCCCGCGGCGTGACATCGTTCATGCTTAGCCGCTGCGCAATTGCCGCCATGATTGGAGACAATGAAAGGTCGAGCAACTGCCGGTAAAGGTCGACGCGGTTTGAGTAATTGAGCGAACCTGACGGGACACCGGCACCGACCCAAACAGGGTCAAGGTTTGCCAGGCGGGCAATCATTAGCGCGGATTCTTCGCGTGCCGCTACGAGCTGTAGGTCTGCTGCGTTCCATCCCATCGCGTCCGTGGAGATGGTTGAGTTGACGTAGGCGGTGGTTCGGGTTTGGCGTGCTGTCTCCCACGCGTCTAGGAGTGCGTCGACCGCTGCGGCCGGTAGATCTGCGCCGTTATTTTTTAGCACAATTTGTGGGAGGGGATATTCGGCCATTTGCTGCGTGGCCGCCTCGAGTGCTGCTGCTGTATTGATTGCGGCGGCTCCCGTTGCTAGCCATCCGCCGAGCCCGTCACCGTCAAACCTGATAATCTCCGATCCCGGAATCATCATGTCATTCCACCAGACCGTACCTACGGGCACCTGAAATTGGATATCCGCGAACGGGTCAGGGTCAAGCAATGACACTTCGGTGTATGGCATCCGTTCAATCGTGGCCGGGAACCCATCCCACGTCCTCGAGGTGATGTACCAATAGGCCGTGTCGTACTGAAGCAGATCTTCTACGAGCCGTGTCATTTGTGACCAGTAGGTGCCATGCGTTGAGGGCTGATTTAAGAATGACCGGGCGACCACTTGGTCGATGCCGACATATTCGCGCAGCGGGAACGTGGCAATCGTGTGGCTATAAGTTTTTAGAGCTTTGACATATGCGGGCACTTGGTACGCGCTCGACACTAAAGAACGGTACGGCCCGGACGCGGTGATCGATGCTAGGAGAGCGTTAGCCTCCCGGACTGTCGGAGCATCCGCGACCATTTTAGACGCTGCCTGGACATCGCTGTTGATCTGTTGGGATGCTCCGACGAGTCGGACGCCACGGGAGAGTAGAGCCACACTCGTATTATCGCCCGCCTAGCACACGTTACCTAGCGTCTTGGGATGTCGTGGTTATCGGCGTGTTGCGCTTCGTGAGTAGATCATCGGCCGCGGCTTCGGTTGCTTAGTTATTTGTGCCAATGCAAACATCACCGCACGCGCCGAAAAAACACCGCCCGATCCAGCGACAGAGCTGAGCACCCACCCACCACTCCGCTTCGAGATTGTCGACCTAGTAAATTGGTCAAGTAGCGCTGGGTCGCCATCATGCCGAATAGTGCAGCGATTCCATGCGTCCAACATAACCTGCGTGGCAATCTGTGCCTCCCGCTGCCCGACGATCCCGTCCGTGTGTGAGGTGAGCCGGTCAATATATGACGGCGTAATCTGCACGTGAAGATCGGGATTCATTGCCCGGATTTCGGCTAGACGTTCGTCAACATCCTTAATGGTCCTATGGGTTGTGACTTTCACGCCGATAAGGTTTTGGCCCGTTACCCACGCGATGGCAACCGCGTGGCTAGTTCCATCAAAATCTGACTCACAGGCCACGGCCCAATGTTGGTTGACGTCAAGCACCAACTCTGGGTCCTCGCATGTATCCCATACGCCGGAGCCCATCCAATGGTTATCTTTAACAATCCACTGGTTAAGGTATTCGCGTTTAAATGCGCCGGGGTCGATCCTTTCCCATTGTTGCCGTAGAAACTTTTCGCGCTTTTCCGACCATTCGGGTGAGCCCCATTGCCAGGTCGATACGAGGTCGGGGTCCGCGTCCGGTGGCGCCGACCATTCCAGCAGCAGTTCCGAGGTAGGTGTCGCTAGGTTGTCGATCGCCCTGGCTCTCGCGCTTAGCATTAACTCGCTTGAGGAGTCACCAGCCGTCGACACTAGCCACAATTGCGGTTGGTTTCGTTCGGCCATAGTCGGGGCTAGTGAGTCCTCAATTATGCGCCGCTCGATCTTCCAAGCCTCATCCGCGAACACCATCCCAGCGGAGTAGCCGACCCCGGCCGATTCGTTAGCGGCGTGAATGATCCAACGATCACCGGCCGGGAGAGTAATTCCTGCCATAGTGTTGCCCCACCTAGCCGCCTTTGGCCCGTACTTTTCTACGGCCCACATCGCCGCCGGTCGGATAACTTCCATCGCAGTCTCACGCTTGTTTGCGACGTGGATAATTGTTTGAACTTCACCAAATAAGTCCGAGTGATGTAGCCGCCACATGCATACCGCACGCGACAACCACGACTTACCGGATTGCCTACCCACCGTGATAATCACCGACGCCCAAAGCAACCCGTTATCGTCATATTCCAGCGCACGATCCAACGCGTACGCCTGCCACGGCCGAAGCATCATCCCATACACGTCAGCCAACCACTCCGCAGCGGCCGGACCGTGGCTCTGGCCACTATCCCCGTGGCTTGCCGTTTCGAGTCTGGGCCGAACATGTCCCTCCCCGTCCAACTTTGGTTGCACCACGTCGGTTCCTGTCTGATCTTGGCCTCTTGGGGGTAAGTAGTGC